TGCATAATTGGCAATGTCTACAACGCTGGTCATCAGCTATCTCCATATGGAAAGAGGGGGCGGCGAACCGCCCCACTCCTATTAGTCTACCACATACTTGATGGTCACCTCAATGGTTCCAGTGCCAGCAGCACCGCCCATCGTGGCTGTGATAACAACACCATCCTCATTAGTATCCGTCTCTGTACCTGAGCCTAGGGCTAAGGTGGCAAGGATGTCTACTTTCTGAGCAGATGTTGAAGCAGCAGCAGCTTTGTAAGCAGCCGGAGCGGCAGAAACAGCAGTGCCAGCAGAATTTGTATGCGCTGCATACCCCACTGACAATGTAGTTGATCCACCAAGAGCGTCATGCGCAAGAGAACCCTCAAGCAAACGCGCTCCGTCTGGTAGTGTGAACATCTCAATAACGTCACCGGACGCCAAGGAAGATGCTTCGTATGTGCCATGAGCTACACGGATACGACCCGCAAGCTCATTAGCTTTGTTCATCACGGCTGGTGTTGCGCGTGAGTTAGTACGTTGTGTTGAATATACAGTAGCCATTTTTCAGTCTCCTTATTCGCTGCACGCGATTTCGACAACTTTGGCTTCTTCCATCCGTGTCGCGCCGACAGACTGACAATAGTAAACCTGAGTTGCGTATGACTTGTCTGCACGCTCATCAATCCGCGCAGCTGGCTCTTTGCCAATTGCACATTTGATGCCATCGCTTGCAAACGCAATCACTTGACGATCAGAGTTACTATCCAAGCCCAAACGGTTTGAAACGATGAAGTTAAAGCCAACAAAGCTGTTAAGCTCACCCATTGCCAACGCTTTTACAGTGTTGAAATCCGTTGAAGTAACAGTCGTGTTATTCAATAGATCGGTGATTTGCTTAGGCGAACAAACAATGTGACGTTGGATCGACGGATCGACATTACCTTCGTCAAGTATTTGTTTTGCATCAAGCAATTTAGCAAGCGTCAGACCGGCAGATCCATGTGCGATCTTTTGGGCTGCTGGCAATGCTGTGGTTGTTGAACCGTCTTTGCCTGTTGAGGCAGTGCCAAGAGCAGCAGAGATGATAACATCATCCATTGCGCGGCCCATAGCTGCGGCAGCAGCACGGCTATATGTTGAAGTCGGATCAACGAGCAAACGCACTTTGTCCTGATCGTCAATCAGATCGGCATACTCATAGTCAGACATAGTAACCATACGGCGTGAATGTGGTGTGTCCACAATCGGTGTATCCGCATGACGGGAAGTACGCAGGATAGCAGCTGCTGATCCCACTTGGTCGAAAAAGGCTTTCTCGCCGTTTACGCTTTCCACATCTACCGCATTGCGCAGCAGAGAACCCATTTGCTGTGACAGCATTTGGATGTTCGCAGAGAACTGTTGGACGAAAGCCGTAGTAATTTGAGTAGACATTTGGTCTCTCCTACAGATTAAGTTTATGTTTGCCACGCATGGTTATCTCCGAAGAGGCCTTGCTGCTGCTTAGGGCAGCTAGTCCACCTGACACACAGGTTTGTCGGCGTGGGCCTTTCGGTTGTCCACTATACATAGCCACGCAAACGCAAGACCTCGGCTACTGCCGCGTCATGGCCTGGATGACCTGCAACTGTGTATGGCGTATTCGGTTGCATATGTTCCTGAATGAGCTTTTGCGCATCCTGAGAACTCATAACAACCTCGGTCGGCTCTCCGACCAAGCCATCTTCCCCTAGCATTTCTGCCATGCGGGAGAATGTTCTAATGATAGCAGGATGATCGCCTAATTTGCGACCGTCTGCTAATTGGATCTCGTCAAATACTTCAGTGTCGCCTATAACCGTGCGGGCCGCAGACTGTGCTTGAGCAAGCTTTTTTTCAAAGTTTTGCCCAAACTCCTGGCGCAACTCTTGCTCACCGTTAAACCTGGCCTCCTCGGCACGTTGGGCTAAGACTTCTTGACCTTCTCGAACCTGGGTTTCAAAGTAATTAGAAATTTTTTCAGCCTGTTTGTTAGACAAGCCAATCTCGTAAGCTGTATTTCTAAAAGTTTCAAACGTGTTCTCGTCGAAAACATCTGCCCTTTCAAGGCTATACTGCTGTGGATCTTCGGGGGCTCCTAATCTTTGATAAACGCTTTGCCACTCCTCGTCTGTAGCAGCCTTACCTGGTATGGCGATCTTGTCTGCGCCAATAAGCTTTTGAGCGTTAAGGTGCGTTTTTGCAAAATCATTCAAAGACTCCCACTTGTTAATTAGCGGGTTACTTTTGTACTCTTCTTCAAGGCCATCAAGCCAGCTAGCCGTTTGCTCAGGTGCAGCTTGCGTTTGTTCCACTACAGGCTCAGGCGCTACCGACTGAGCTACTACTGCATCCGCGACTTCTTGAGATCCTGTATCTAGGGTTGTCTCTTCGTTCATTTGATTTCCTGTTCGGGACTGCGTTCTTCGGCCAACATTCTGACGATAGTAAGCACTGCTGCTCGTTGACCCTCTGCAAACGCTGATTGATGTGGATCGCCAGAAACAAAAGTGGTTGTCTCAAAGCTAAACCGCTTTTTGAGATCACCTAAAACTTGCGCGCCATCATCTGTCCCAAAGGTCCGACGATAAGCTAACTTTAATTGCTCTACCTTGTTCATATCTGACCGCGCTCCCTAGCTGTTGAGATCGCCTCTGCCATGGGCGCGGCCTTCTGAGCCTGCTCTGCAAGCATCATTTCCTGTTGTTGCTGCGCTTGCTGGGCCTGAGCCTCCGCACGTTGGCGACGAAGATCTTTTACTTCCGTGTCGCTACGGATAACGCGCGCCGGAATACCTGTAGTCTCCACTAGGTACTGCACAAGCTTATCATCATCCAGATAATCCATAACAGGAGCAATTTGCTGCATTTGCAACAACACCTCAAAGCCACGAAGCATAGACTGCAAGTCAGTCATTCTTTGAGCTTTAGCCAGCGGAGAAACATATTCAATATCAATGTCTTGACCTTGTAGCTCCTCCGGAGCAGGCGGGAGGAGCCCAGACCGAAGGAGCAGTGCAAAGGATCGAGAGATTAGCGGTTGGAGTAACTCAGCCTGGAGTCTACCGAGTACCGGCCCAAGTAGCCGCATCTTCTCTTCATTCCTCTGCAACACCTCTGTTGCAGTCATGGCAGGGCCATTAGACATCAACAGCTGATCCACGTAAAACGCCTGACGGATCGCATTGCGGCGCTGCTCTTCCATGTTTAGGCCGAGCGGGTTGTTCGCGCCAATCTGCAATGGCTCAAGACGATCGCGTGTGCCAGAGCGGTAAAAGTTTAGAGCGCCAGGTGTAGTCCGAACCGGCAACATAAACCCATCGTCGGGAACCATGAGGGGTGGATCAATCTGTTTTTGAGCAGCACGGATTGTTGTCTCAGACATTTTGTTGAGCATCTTGGTATCAGGCAGCGCGTTCATTGCGGGGCTACGGCCATACGTTGAAACACTATCTTTTACAAAACGAGTAACCATAAACGGGAATTCATCAAACCCGCTCTCAGAAAGAAGCTGGCGGGTGTCTGCCGTATAGTAAATAGAAGCTATAGGCTTGTTCTTTTTGGCCCGACCCTTGGTTTCCTGCCGTGGATACGCCGCGTGAACAATAGAATGTTCCTTGTAAGGGTCTTTCTCTAAGTCTTTTTTGACCTCAACGGGACAGTTTTCCTCACCAAATTGCATGGCAATAGCCCGCGCAGTAAGTTTAAACTTGCGGTAAACCGTATCAACCCGGCCCTCTGAGTTTTCAGAAATGCAAATCTCAGCAATATGACGCGAAGAAAAACGCAAACCATCGTCTGCGCCCTCAACGTAAAACGCAGCTGTACCAAAAACGACAAGATCATAGTACAATTCATGGATCTCTTGTTGGAAATTAGAGCGATGAAACGCTTGGTACATTTGATCTATAGATGTTTCTAGCCATTCGTTCGCCGCGTCACTCTGTTGGAGGGTAGGGTCACGGAAACGCATAGAAAACCAAGGTGTGCTAGGGCTGGTCAACATGCCATGCAAGCTAGACGCAAGCAACTCAACAGCATGAACAGCTGTACCATCGTACAAAAGCTCTGTTCGCTTGTCGCCCTGGGTGCGCTTCTTCGTAATATCAGCCTTACGCGGCAGCATATAGTCTGCCAACTCCTGCCAATGGCTTTCCCATTGGGATCGCTGTGACTGCAATGTTTTATATCTGCGGTCTAACTGCGTTATCATCGGCAATACTTCAGCCATTACTATGCCATCCCATAACTATTCATTAAACTCTTGCGCTTCTTAGACTTGTTGCCGCCCTCAGTGCGACCAGCCATGCGCTGATTTAGGCGCTCTATTGGATCTACAGAGGCAGCTTTATTCATCTTTGCAGGCTGCGAGGCGCGCTTGCCCATCTGCCCAGCAATGTTTTTTGGTTTTCGGTTCATCATGAGATTAATCCTTGACCCACAAGACCACGACGCCCACGCAGCATAGAGCCTCCATCGTTACTAAGAAGACCCGATACTGTGTCCTGAATACCCTGGGCGCTTGTTAGGATTGTAGAACGGCGACCTCTTTCGTAGAAGCTAATAGCTTCGTCCTCCGCCGGACCTTGGCTAACCGCACTGGCTGCGGCAGCCGCTGCCGCTCCCCCAGCAGCCGTGCCAACAGAAGCTGCGGGAGTGTAAACAGTATTATCAACTGTAGTGTCTGCCCTAGAAGCAACATCCGTTTGCACAGCAGCAACATCATTAATGGTTGTCTCAGCCCCGCCTGTAGGCGCGGAGGTATCAACAGCCGTTGCGTCCGTGGCAGCAGTGTCAACAGCCGGTACATTTGGGACTTCCATCGCTTGTGGCTGGGGCTGGTTCATAAGGGAGTTAGTCACAGCAGCCGTTGTGACGCCGACAACACCAGCCGTTAATGTCGAAGCGCCAAGCAAACTTGCCACAGTGGCAGCACCCGCGCCTGCTAGAATTGGAACTAAAATTGCCATTTTTCTATCTCCTACGCCGCAAATGGATTGTAATCCATCAAAGCTTGCCTCTGAGGCGCTCTAGTATCGCCCCTACTCTCTCTAAGACCAACAGCCAGATACCGAAAAGCATCTGCGCAGTGGCTCGACCAATCGTGAACAGGTGACGCCCTAAACGTCCTAGACCGCTCGTTATACGCTCGATGATACTGACGCAACGCCTCAAGAGCATGTTTGCACTTCTCACGATCAAACCATACACGGGGAATAAGAAGTTTAGCCGCATGAAGTCCATCCTCCACCGGCAGCTTTGGCACTACTCTGAAATTCAAACCAAGATCCCAAGCCACTTCTCTTCTACTCTTACCTGACCCCAACTCCCTCACCTCGATGTCGTGAGGGGCATTGTGATCGCCATACAGATAACGCTTTGAGCTAAGAACCTTGCAATAATGCGGCAGTCCCTCGCCCCTCGCTTCATAGTAATCTATCACATGTATAGCACGACCAACAGTCTGTGTGAAGAAAATTGCTGTAGAGTCCCCAACGCCAAGATCCCACCAGGTGTCAACCTTAACAGAAGGATCATACGGAACATTCGTGATCCGACCCTCCAATTGAGAAGCCTCAAGCTCCTTACCAAAAATAGCGCCAGGCACATTCGCGTTCCAGCTGCACTCAAATTCCTGCGCATACTGATCCGC